AGATCGCCGGATGCGCATTGAGGATGACAACGCCCAGCGCGACCAGTCTCGCAAGATGATCTGGTGGGTGCTGGCTGGGATGCTGGGATATCCATTCTTTGTGATCGTTTCCAGTTATCTCGGCTTGGATGCCGCCTCTGACATCCTCGGGTCAATGGCCACGATCTACTTCCCGGCGACCAGCTTAATCTTGGGCGCGTTCTTCGGGGCCAATGCCTATCAAGCGAAAAAGGATTAACCATGTTGCAGGCTCTCATTGGCCCCGTGACGGGCATCTTGGATAAGTTCATTGAGGATAAGGACCAGAAGGCGGCACTCGCCCACGAGATCGCAACCATGTCTGAGCGTCACGCTCAGGAGCTGGCAAAGGGTCAGCTAGAGATCAATAAGGCCGAGGCGGCATCTGGCTCAGTGTTCAAGGGCGGCTGGCGTCCATTTATCGGATGGGTTTGCGGCGTTGCTTTTGCATACCACTTCGTGTTGCAGCCGTTTATTGTGTTTGGCGTAACCACTGCGGGTGTGGAAATACCAGAGCTTCCGTCATTTGACATGGGCAGCTTAATGACTGTTATGATGGGCATGCTTGGGCTTGGCGGCTTGAGAAGTTACGAAAAGAAACAGGGGTTAACGAAATAATGGCTACACCATCGAAGGGCAAAGCCCGAGTTAAAGTTACATCCAGCGGCAAGAAGGTCAGCTATGGCCAAGCCGGTAAGGCGAAGGGCGGTGGCCCTCGCGTCAAGCCCGGCACGTCAAAAGGTGACGCGTATTGCGCGCGATCTGCGGCGCAGAAGAAAAAGTTTCCCAAGGCGGCTAAAGATCCAAACAGCCCGCTCAACCTGTCACGCAAGCGCTGGAAATGCTCCGGCACCAAATCGAAGAGGAGTTAATGAAATGGGACTGTATTCAAACATTGCTAAAAAGCGTGCGCGCATTAAGGCCGGAAGTGGAGAGAAAATGCGCAATCCCGGTGCGCCGGGAGCGCCAACGGCCGGTGCATTTAAAGCGGCCGCGAAGACAGCTAAGAAAAAACCTAAACCTGCGCCTAAAAAGAGGACAACATGAGTGAAGCAATGAAACTACTCCAGATGAAAATTGGAGTAACGGCTGACGGAAGTTTCGGCCCGAACACGGCGCGAGCCATAGCCAAGCATTACGAGTTGTCGCCCAATCGTGGCGCGCATCTTCTGGGTCAATCTCACCACGAGAGCGGCGGTTTTAAGCGCACAACTGAGGGTCTGTATTACTCAACGCCCGAGCGCATACAGGCTGTCTGGCCGTCACGCTTTCCGACCGTCGAAAGCGCAGAGCCATATGCCAAGAACCCGCAAGGTCTCGCAAACAAGGTTTACTCTAGTCGCATGGGCAATGGAGATGAGGCCAGTGGTGACGGCTTTGCGTTTGCCGGAAAAGGTTTCTTGCAATTGACGGGCAAATCGAACGTCAAGGCATTTGCGGCTGACATGAATTTGCCGGAGGTGCTGGAGTATCCGTCAAAGCTAGCTGACGAGTATGCTTTTGAGACAGCCCTATGGTTTTTCCAGAAGAATGGTTTGTTCGCCATTGCTGATGACGGTGTAAGTGATGACACTATAAAGCGGATCACTCGCCGAGTGAATGGCGGATACCACGGGCTTGAGGATCGCATTAACCAGACCCGGAAAATCCACACTTGGCTTTTAACCTAAGCAAGTGCCTGCACAAGACCAGAAAGCCAGCGCTGCGGTAGGCCGGGCGGGGGAGCATTTAGCTCTCGCCCACCTATCCCTTGCTGGCTACTCTTGCACGTTGTGCCAAATCAAGGACCACGACGCGTATATACAGACGGATACACGCACTCTCACCTTGCAGGTTAAGACCGCCAGCAAAAGACAAGACAACAGTCAAAGCTACAAATTCTACACGCCCAAGAGGGGCGCAGAGGCGTCAGATGTCTTCGCGTTTGTGGCCATTGATCTTGGTGTTGTAATCTTCCGCCGCGGTGATGAGATCTCCAACAACATGACATATATAACAGCCAAAAAGTTTTTAAGCGAAAAGCCGTCGATGCAAAAAGTGCTCGACAGCTTCAAATAATATCTTGCGCCCCAGACCGGACTTGAATAGAAGATCTGAGCGGGTGGCTATCATCACAAGTAAAATCGACTTACCACGGGAATGGACGGTTGTTTGCCTCGGGTGACGTTGCTACCAAAAAGCGCCAAACTTTTAAAATATCAACGGCCACCCGCACGATCTTAATACATGGCGCTGGGCTGTGAACTTGATGAGGGCATGCTTGACGTGCCGACAGAGCAACCTTAACGTGAGCAATAGGCCTGGCCTACGAGCGCATCCTCCCGCGCTGCCCAACTGACCCTCGACGGTTTTTCATCCAGTTTGTCCGTCGGGGGTCTTTTTATGAGAGAGCGTTGGCATGATCTTGGTCACTCATTCCAACACCTCCTCGAAGCAGTCATCAAACGTAAACGGCGTTTTTGAGAACATCCAGCGCCACTGCTTCTTTGCGCGCCCCTCGATGTGGATAAACTCACGGCGGCGGTGCAACTTGCCCTCCTCCCACATCCGCTTTACATAACACGCAGCCCGCGGCACGCTTTCGTCAAGCATGGCGGCGGCCTCCGCGGCGGTAAACACGAAATCATCGTCCAGCATACCCATGAGGCGATCTATGTCTCGTATGACGCGCTCAGCGCGCTCCTCAGCCTCAACGCCGGCTTTGCGGTGCGTCTCCTTATACGACCGACGCTCCGCCACTGGGAGCGGCCCACGTTTCTCCGGCTGCTCCATGTGCATGCGCTTCTCAAACTCGAGCATGTCGTGGCCCAGCTTGATCTCACGCGCCACCTTGATGTCCGTCACGCCTTTTAGCTTTTGAAGCAACTTCTGGTGCGGTGTCAAAGCTCTGGATCCTTTAAAGCTCGCCTCAACGCCTCGAGCAACGACGATAGCTCCTCCGCTGTCTGATGGACGTATGGTTGGCCGCGCAACTTGCTGCGCTCCATCAGGACCGACGTCACCCGCTCGATCCGGCTCAATAATTTGTCGACTTTTGTGTCCACGACCGCCGCTCCTCTTCACTATATCAATATTAAATTCTGTGACTGCGCTGTGCACAGTCGATGCTGAAACATTCAGATATCGAGCGATCTCGATGTTACACATTCCGAACTCCGCGCACCCGCGGATGATCCGCACCATTTCGCGTCTATCATACGGGCTCGGCATCATCGTCCTCCTCGTCTTCTGGCGGGTCAACTTCACCCAGCCCGCCGCAATGTTCGCACGGCACGGTTTCGATAACTGGCTCCCCGATGTCTCGGGTCGACGACTGCATCAGGAAGCTGGTCTCCTCCTGAGTGCCCTCCCCGTGGCACTCTGGGCAAGCCAGCCGCTTCGGGTCCGTCCAGATCCATTCGTCCATCATGTGACGCACTCCGCGGCGCAGGCGGCGTATCCGGCGGCGTCGATGTAGTTGTCGGCGTGTTTTGGGTTCGACTTGGTTCTAGCGGCCTTCAGTAGCACCATCATGATGCCCACTTGAGATGGGGATATCTCACGGCCAAGATATTCTCCCCAGAATGCGGCGATGGTCATGAAGTTGTCCTCCATGTCGCCGTGATCGTCTGCGCGATCTTTGGTGACGTATTCCTTTGCTGTGTCTAAGACTTCAGCGCGAGTTAGTTTAGTCATGTGTGGTCTCCCAGTGTGTTGGACGCGCCTTGGGGCGCATTGGTTCTTCGTTATTAGCGGTCACGGTGCAGGCGATCAACAGCCCGCACAGTGATGTCCAAGCGATCAGGATCGCCCAGTCTTGTTTCGTCGGCATCATTTTAAGAGCTTCCGCACGTCGGTGCACCAGACCGTTTGCGACGCCTTGGACTGGCCGCCTGTCTTGTATATTTTAGCGCACGACACCTCACCACTTGTAAACATATTGTTTAGAGCAGCCCCGGCCTCCTTGGTTCCGATGCCAGCAACGTCAGCTAACTCCGCCGCCAGAAAAGGTTCTTGGAAGTGGATCATAGCAGCGCGAACAATTTCAGAGGTTGTTATCTCTGGAGCCGTCAGCTCCTCCTCGACTTGAGGCTCGATGAACGTAACAAACCACGGCGTCTGACCTTTTGGGTCGTGGCGGTTTTCAACGACGCCGGCGCGGTATGTGCGGCCGACCTCGAGATTAATGGACGACACGACCGAGTTTGGCACATATGCCTGCTCAAATGTGTCAGTCAAAACGGCGAATGCGTGAAACTCGCCAGAGTAAGTTGTTGTGATTTCTTTGAGCATGATGCTCTCCTTCTGGGTTTGTGGGGGGGGCGAAGCCCCCGGTTGGTTATGCGGTAGCCGCGGCCAGAGCGTGCTGGACTGCGAGTTTGTGGATTGTGTTGCCAAGGCGTGTTGTCCTACATACGTCGTGGCCGTCGCGAACTCGAAAGACTTGAGCTGTAGCTGACCCGCTGTCTCCGACTGTTGCGTTTACGCGATACAGACCACCGCGATTGCTTTCGCAATCAAATGTAAATTTTGTGGCAGTGTTAAAGGCGTTGCGGCCTGTAGTTTCTGCGGGGGTGAAGCTGTATGATGTCATTTCCGTGTTCCTTTGTTTCTCTGTATATTGTTAACATAGGGGTAACAGCACACCCTTGCAAGCACTAAATGTTCACATAAGTAAAAAAATGTTATAGGGTGCCAGAGTGACATTATGGAGGATCACATGCTGG